GCTACTGATGTTAGAAATGGAGTTACGTATGATGCTACAACAACTGGATCTGGTTTGTTTACAACTGATACATTATTATCCGAAATTAGTTCTAGTAGTACACCTGTAGCTGCAAGATTAAGAAATGCTGGTACTGTAGAGGTGTTAGGAAAATTACTTGAATCTTTTAGGCGGTAAATTTTGTAGTTTTTTTATATATTTATAAATAAACAAAAATCATGAAACTAGTTTTAATTACAATTGTTCTACTAACTATTTCTGTGTTAGTAACCTACTTAATTAGAAAAGAAAAAAATCAAAAACAACAAGAGCTACAAAAACCAGAAGCTTGCGAAATTCAAGAAAATCTAGCTACTGAAACATCGGTAACAATTCCTAAAGTGCAAGAAAGAAAAGAAAAACCAAAAAGGAAATATACTAAAAAATCCACTTCAATCAAAACATCAGCAAAGAAAAAATCTAAATAAAAAGTTTTAAATAAAACGTTATGCCAAAAATTACAGACGAAGAAAAAAATAGATTAGAGTCATTAAAACAACAGACTCTTGAAACCGCATCAATTCTTGGAGAATTAAGTTATCAACAGATATTAATTGACACTCAAATGCAATTTGAGAAAGAAAAAGTTTTGAAAATAAAACAAGAAGAAAACAAACTTTTTGAAGAATTAAGATCTAAATACGGAAACGTTACCATAAATATTGAAACCGGAGAATTCTAATTCACTTTTGAAAAAAACGGCGATATTTATTAACAGATCTAAAAAACTTAAAATAATAAAAAAACATGTCTGAAATAATAATTTCGCCCGGAGTTTTCCTAAGAGAAAACGATTTATCTGGAATATCAGAAGGCCCAATAGAGGCAGGAGCAGCGTTGATAGGACCAACAGTTACAGGTCCAGTATTAAGACCAACAGTCGTAACATCTTATTCGCAGTACAAACAAATATTTGGTGCTGCTTTTACTTCAGGTGGTCTTGGATACGAGTATTTAACAAGCGTTGCCGCACTCAATTATTTTGAACAGGGTGGAGTATCTTTATTAGTTACAAGAGTTGCCTCAGGTTCAAATACAGCCGCTACTTCAAGTGTACTATCAAATAGAGCAACTTCAGTAGCATCTGTATCAATACCAGCGGCATCTTTTATTACTGCTCAAGCTCCTATTACAATATATACGACTTACGGATATCAATCTTTCCAATTATCTGGATCAAGCGCCGCAACTATAGCTGCAACAGTGAGCGGATCAATATCTTCAAGTAGACCAGCTGATTCTCTATTAACAGTAAACGGAAGTAATTTAGTATTAACTGCAAAAACATCAGGTAGTGTAGGAAATAGCTATTACGTAACATACGGAACTACTACTCTACAATATGGTGGTGGCGATGCAACTTCTTCTTTTACTTTAGAGACATTATCTTCTGGTGAAATAATGAATAATTATGAGTCAGCATCATCACTAATAAAGAATGGAGCTTTACCAAGCGGATCAAGCGCAAATGTTCGTTGGGAAATTGCTACAAGTGATATTTCTACTGGTACATTTAGTTTAGTAATTAGAAGAGGCGATGATTTTAACGGAAACAAATCTGTATTAGAAACATGGACTGGATTAAGTTTAGATCCTAATTCAACTAATTATGTATCTCTTGCATTGGGTGATTTAACAGAACAATTTGCAATAGATGAATTTGGTAATGCTTATTTACAACCTTCTGGATCATACTCAAATAAATCTAAATTTGTAAGAGTAAAATCAGTAGATCTACCCACTCCAGGATATCTCGATAACCAAGGTAAGCCTAGAGATCAATATACCGCATCTCTTCCTGCTTTAGGTAGTGGTTTAGGATATGGAGGTTTCGGAGGCGGAACAGGAAAAATTTACGGTAGCTATAATAAAGCAGCATTAAATATGTTTGAAGCAATTCCAGCTACAGAATCCACTCATGATACTCCATCAACAAACGTACAAGGTCTTGCTGCTTCTGATTATCAATTAGCTATAGATCTTCTAAAAAATAAAGAAGCATATGACTACAATGTCATATATATGCCCGGTATAACAAACCAAAATGGTTCAGGAACTGTTAGAAGTTTGATGGAAATGGCAAAAGAAAGAGGCGATTGCATAGCTGTAGTTGATATGACTTCTTTTGGACAATCAATGACAAAAGCAATAGATAATGCAGGAACATACGATAATTCATACGCTGCTACATATTGGCCTTGGTTACAAATCAAGAGTCGTGAAACAGGTAGAGCAGCGTTTGTACCTGCATCAACTATAGTACCAGCTATTTATGAATATAACGATAAAGTAGCTGCAGAATGGTTCGCACCAGCAGGTTTGAATAGAGGCGCTATGGCAACTGTATTACGTCCTGAAAGAAGATTGGATGGGACTCAAAGAAACTACTTGTATGCAGGTAAAGTCAATCCTATAGCCTCTTTCGCAGGAATTGGAACAGTTATCTACGGACAAAAAACTCTACAATCAAGAGCAACTGCTTTAGATAGAGTAAATGTAAGAAGACTACTTATAACTCTTAAGAGATATATTAGAAGAATAGCTGAAAATCTAGTTTTTGAACCCAATACACAGGCAACTCGTAATAGATTTGTTAATCAATTGAATCCATACTTAGAATACGTACAACAAAGACAAGGTTTATACGCTTTCCAAGTTATCATGGATGAGACAAATAATACACCTGATGTTATAGATCGTAACAAATTAGTAGGTGCAATATATATTCAACCCACTAGAGTGGCTGAATTTATACAACTTGATTTCAACATATTACCAACAGGAGCCTCATTTGGAGGATAAAATAAAAAAATATGAACGATAATACAAGAATACGAATAAAAGTTCCAGCTCATTTATACGAAAGTGTAAAAAAACAACTCATGATAAAAGAAGGAAAAGGAAACTTTTCTGGAGGAGCTTACACTGAAGCTGTAAAAGAGAAAAAATCAACCGAATCATCCAAATCAAGTTCTCCAATTTCTAAATCATCTAGTCCTAAATCAGTAACTCCAAAAGCAGAAGGTGAAGGAGAAGAAAAAACTCTCGAAGAAAGAATGGCATCTCTTGAAGAGCTAATGAAAGAGATTGCGAAAGCAGTAAAACCAAAAGAAGAAATTAAAAAAGAAGAGAAAACTGAAGAGGAAGAAGAGGAAGAGGAAGAAGAAGAGGAAGAAGAATAAGAAAATTCTAAAACACGATATTTATAAAAGAATTAAAAAATAATACAACATGGCAGTACTTGATCCAAATGAAATAATGTTTACAGCGTTTGAACCGATAGTTAACAACAGGTTCATAATGTATGTAGAAGGTATCCCGACTTATCTAATTAAGAAAGCGGATGCACCAGGTGTAACTCTAAACGAAATAAAATTAGATCACCTAAACGTGTATAGAAAGCTTAAAGGTAAAGCTGAATGGAAAGACATTACTTTGACCTTATATAGCCCTATCGCGCCTTCTGGCCCTCAAGCCATGATGGAATGGGTACGCTTACACCACGAATCTGTCACGGGTCGCGACGGTTATTCTGACTTCTATAAGAAAGATGTTAGTTTATCAATCCTTGGTCCAGTCGGTGATATCGTATCTGAGTGGATTATAAAAGGAGCTTTCATTAAAGAAACAAACTTCGGAAGCTACGATTATTCAAACTCAGATCCTACGGAAGTATCAATGACTCTTGGAATGGACTATTGCATTCTCAACTTCTAAGACAGTAAAAAAACTTTTAAAATTAAGCTCCACTTGGAGCTTTTTTTTTGCAAGGAAATTTTATATCTATATATTTATAATAAAACAAATAATTTATGGCAGAATTAAAAATTCCAACAGAAACCATTGAGTTACCATCAAAAGGTTTAGTTTATCCAAAAGACAATCCGTTATCGGAAGGTAAAATTGAAATGAGATACATGACTGCTAAGCACGAAGATATTCTCACAAATACAAACTATATGAAACAGGGTATTCTGTTCGATAGGTTACTGCAA